CTGATCGAAGAATCTCAACTGCATTGCAGAACGAGTCACCAACGCTGCACCTCTCAAGAAGTCACCTACCAAGAAGTCACCTTGGTCAATTTTGTTGGTCTTATTGACTGTCAAGGCTCCGATTTGCAAACGGCCTCCAACAATTCCAACCGCACCCTCTGGCAAGTTGTATTCGCCTGAAGTCGAAGCCTTGTTCAACATAATTGCCACAATATCCCGAGGGTTAAGCAATACGTTCGTAGGCATATCGAAGTTCAATTGTCCAAGCTGACCATAAGCAGCGTCAATGATTCTCTCGATTCCAACGGTATAATCTCCACTGTAAGCAGTTGCCGTGTTAATCAAACCGTTCAATGTGTTTCCAGTACCGTCTCCGTTAAGGATTTGGTCATCTTCTTCCTTCAATAGCTCAATCGGAGCGTAGGTAGCAAGGTAAGAAGTCAACCAAGAAAGGTCTTCCAACATTTCGATAGGTAAGGTCAAAATACCTGCAATCCATTCAACAGGAGCCGTAACTCGCTCGAAGTTCATAGCAAAGGCTGGCTTCGCAACGGTATTCGCAACGGTTGTCCTGTCGTAATCCCATGCACCTGGGCCAGTTCCTGTCTTACCGGTAGCTTTAGGGTAATACAAAGTAGAACCAGTTGTCGTTCCTCTTCCGAGGATATTACGAACGTGGAATGCCTCTTCCATTGTTGGAATCACTTCACTTCGAACATCCTGAACAAAGGTGTCGTAGTTGGTGAAGTTCTCGAAGCCCATTGATTTTAGGTCAATGATAGTGGAACGTCTGTCAGCTACATTTGACTTTAGCTCTCCGATCTTAGCTTCAAGTCCTTTGGTAACAGCATCTTTAAAAGATACTTGATTAGACTTTTGTTCTTTTTCTGAAATGGTCAATGCCAAATCGTCAAAGTCTTTTTGAAGCCCCTTTTTGATCTCTTCAAGTTTGTCACTTGCCTCTTTGCTTTCAGCTTTCAGCTCGTCAATCGCCTTGGATAGCTTTTGTTCAAACTCAAGCCCCTTCTTTTCTACTTCTGATTGCCAATTCTTTTTGGCTGTGGATACTTTCTCTTCGACTGCATCCAATAGTTCTTTCTGATCCATTTTCTTTGGTTTTTAGGATAGTTTTGATAAAATATTTAATACTTCATCGGCTATTCCTTTGTCCAAAGTGGTCTTTGCCGGCTTTAGCAAATCGGATAGTGATTTTAAGCGTGTTTCTAGTGTAATTATAGTTTCATCAGTACAATCAGTTGTACGGATAAACTTCTCTAATCGGTCAAGGTATTGCATTGCATCCTTGTCTGATTTTAGGTCAATGTAAGTAGTCTCAGGATTTGCGCCAAGGAATTGGATTGCCGACCCTTCATGCATCATTACTTCCTTAATTCGGTTTGCCTTACCCTGAGAATCGTACATTTCTTTAATTGTAGCGAATCCAAAACTATGCTGATTGATCAATTCAGATTCAATCATTTTCATGAAATCCTGACCAAGCGAATGGGTTCCGATCTTTGCAGTATATCTAAGACCTTTAGAATCTTCTTCCAATGAGGTGATCTTAGCTACTGCCTTGTAACGGTCATGATCTAAAAGGTATTTAATTAACCCTTTACCGTTTGGCCCTCGCTCTTGGATAGTCTTTGCAAATGCTCCTTTTTCGATAATGTCACCGTCCAAATCACGGTTATTAAAAATCGCAAAGTAACCCGAAACAATACCCTGCTTAAGGTCAGTATCTTGAAATCCTTCGTTTATGCCTTTGGTGATCATTCGAATAACCGTTTAGGCAAATATACAATAAAAAAATAAAAAGCAAACTAAGTTACTTTAAGTGGGATTTCTCTGTCCTAGTGTCCTTTGCATCCCAACGGTACATATGAAATAAATAAACCCCTTCAGCTATGCCCAACTTTCCAAACTTAGAAACATCCTTAGAAAAATGGTAATCCACAAACTTACCTTTGATCTCAATCCCTCCCTCTGGAAACTTACCCGCTTTTCTCCAAGTGGATTTAGAAAATAACATCATTAATCCTCCAACTGTCTGCAAGCCTGTCAATGGCTTTATAGTCTTAATGATTGCCAACTCTTTAGCCTTAGCCCTGTGAACGTCCATATTCTTCTCATTGAACATATTCGGAACTAACTGCCAAGGCAAACCAAGTCGATTAGTCATGCAACCGATCAAGCTAAATCCTTTCGGGTTATTAGCGATTTCTTCGATTTGCTTAATAAACTCTTCGTGAAACGGAGGAACGGTATCAATATCCCTTAAGCAAATCCAATCATTTTCCGGCAATCCTTCAATAGCTTGGTTAACCGCTAGTCCAAAGTTTTTATCTGATCTAGCTGGAGTTATGTGGTGGACTTGTACCCTAATAGGCTTAGGCTCATTATCGTGAGGCAAAAACTGAATCTGACTATCTTTTAGATAATAGTTTGTCGCCCCCTCTGGCTTAATGCCTAGTTTCCAACTTGCAAATGGCAAGGCTATTTGGTCACGGGTTGGGAATTGAGCGTAAATATCGAATGTCAATTCCATTAGCTTGTTCATTCGCTCTGATCGGTTTGATCGGACAAAGAATCCATTCTGGAAAAGTCCGGCATTATCTGGAAATCTTTGCTTTCGATAGTAGGCCATTTGAATCGCTAACTGTTTACCGTCTGCCTTGCGTTTCTTTAACACTTCTTGAATCTCTTCAGATACCTTCTTTCGTCTTGGATGCCTTAACCACATCGGAACGCTAGGCGGCCATTCAGTCAGGATTATGTTTGCATCTTGGTAACAAACTAAATCGTATTCTGGTAAGTGAATATGAGAAAGAAATTTATAACAGCGTGAATCGAGTTTGGGGCTACCTCCTTCTGTTAACCTAACCTCCCATCCCTTGCTATTACTTGGCCTTGTATCCGTAAAAAGTATTGTGTCCCAACCTTCAAACTTTGGGGCAGGATTTAGGGTGTCGTAGTTTCCGAAAAGGCAGGTGTAGATGGCTTTTTTCATAGTGATAATATTGGATGCACCCCCTTATGCGCTGGCCTCCGAACGTGGTAAGAAAAGAATGATCGTTTGACTTGTCTTTCTAACTTGATACCGTGCCGGTACAATTGAAACGGTAATGCCAACATATCCCTATTAGTCCATTTCTGGCAATTATCCCAAATATCCTCGCATAGCCTATTCATTTTCTGATCCCTATTTGAACGGCCAAAGAAGCCATTCAAAAATAACCCTTGATCGTCTTTGAACCCCATATCAATCATCCATTTCCATTGCTTTTCCAAGCTCTCTTTGTCCCATCTGTGATTCAACTTAATCAAAGCGTCTATCTCTTCTCTGACTGACTTTCTGACCTCGTGGACAATATGAAAATGATCCTGTTCAGGCTTTCTAATCAGTTGCAAATTAGCATCGTAATAGATCACCGTATCGTATTCAGGTAGCCATTCATGGGTCATCCATTTGTAGTATCTGGATCTTAACTCTGGATTATCGGTTGGGTTGAATATTGTCCTAGTAAACCTCATATCCATAATAGGATTGTCAGTAACCAAAATACTATCCCACCCATCCCATTTAGGAACGGTTTTGATCGTGTCGTAATTACCAAAATTGACTGTAAATACGGCTTTTTTCATTTGCTAATCAAATCAACAATAGCCTTAACCTGTTCATCAGTTGTATCGCTTGGAACTTCGATAGTGAACTTACAAGCCTTGCACTTGCAAGTATGTCCTTTAGGGATATAACTTCCCTGAATGATCCGTTTGTCTCCTACTATTTTTGCGGTGTACATCAGTCAGCTTTGTTTAGTTCATCCAAGAAATCATTGCAAACGTCAATCACGTTTTGAACACCTTTTCGGATAGTCTCAACTTCTTTATCGTTAAATGGCTGGTTATACTTCCCATTTGATAATTGCTGCATTATTTTTTGATAAGTCTGGTTCTTCAACCCTAACCTAGTCATAATCAAATGATGTCTGACTTTATCCCGCTTTTTTAGAAACTCACCTTCTTGTTTTTTCATAGTAATTCTATTTCTTTTTTGACTTGCTCCCAATAAGACCATTTTTTTGAGTGGGTTTCATGAGTCCATTTTGCAGTGTTTGCGGCGTATTTAGCGTATATTTTAGCTAATTCATATTCTCCTAATATGCCCATCTCTGAGTAATCTGATATAAGCTGAATTGCCTTTTCCTTAGCTGTCATCTCTTCTCGTAAATTATAGTTTTACCCGTTTCTTCTCCATTATACCCCAATAGCTTGCCATCCTTAACCAACTCAATCTCAACCTTTCTGCTGCATTGACAAAGCATTCTGATTTGCTTTTGAACCGTTGCCAAATCAAATACGCCTTGGCCTGAATCTTGCCACTCCAAAGGTTCTCCTATTTCATTAAAGAACCTCCTTCGGATTGAATAGTCAGGTGTATCTGAGTTCCTGTTTTTTGGCATCAGAACGGAAGCTCATCTGATTCTTGTTCCTCAATATGGCTCTTAACTGCCTCATACTCCTTCTTAGCCGTATGCGATTGTTCTTGCTTTGGAGTAGATGCTTTTTCAGGCTTAAAGGTGTCCACTGTCACGCTTAAATCCTTGCCGTATTGGTCAGGTTCTTTTTTCTTATTCACAGTCAAATTGATGTACTTTTTGCCGTTCTTAGCCGTGGTAATATGTTCGGCTGGCAAATCGCTCAAACAGATTGATATTCCGTAAAATTCTCCGTACTGGCCTGACCTAGTTTTGCCACTGCCACAATAAATTTTTTCCATATCGCTAATATATTTGTTTAGGGTTTAAGATCAAAGGAAATGGTTAAATTATTTATTATTCATTTTATAGTCACTAAGCATTCCAGACTTCCAGTCATTAAAATTTAAATCATTACAGACGATAATTGTCAAAAATGAATCAGGAATGTTAGTAACCTTTCCAAACTTATTAATAAGATCCTCCACTGCTTTTCTATATTGCTGAAACCCATAGGCTTCAATGAGAGTTTTTGTTGCCTCTGGAAACTTTGAATGCCTTTCTATTATTTGTTCCGGTGTCATTTTCTTATCTGTTTGTTTGTTCAAATATAAACCTAATTAATTACTTTCCAAATATTCTTGATACAATTCATAAAACTGATCGAAACTTTTTGCAATCCAGTATATGCCTCCACTTGATTCAATGGATTCTTGGTATCTTTTCTGATCTTGGCTTTGCATATCGTAACCTATTTTAATCTCAATCTTAACTGATCTTCCCTTTATAGTTGCTGAAATATCAGCACTTCCTTTGGTTCCGGTTGTAGGGATGTATTTTGTCGATCCTATTGTCTTTGTCCTTCCGATTACGTCGGTTACTTGCTTCCGATTGTCAATCATACGGCCCATCGTATTTATCCTTTCGGCCTGCCATCCTTCCAATGTAAGGTAGTCGATTATGCACTTGGTCAATCCATTAGCAGTCTTATCAGTGTATTTCGGAGTTTTTAATGCATACTCTGGCACGTTTGGGTATCTTTGCCTTTGCTCTTTAGACTTTCGCTCTCTTAAGTGGTCAAGTGGTTTCATATCAAAATGGCATTTGGAAGTGAATCAAAAACTCATAAGGCTCTCTTACAACCTGAAGCATAGGATGAACCTTAGCCAATGCACTGAAAGCATTTACTCGGTCGTTTTCGTGCATATAAAACCATTCTTTCTCAGCTTTATTCCAGTTATAAATACCTGGATTTACTTCATTCCATTTTTCCTTAAATACTTGGAATGGGATTTCGGTTATTTCATCTAATAGTTCGGTCATTTTTTTAAGTGTTTATAGATTGTTTTTCTACTAACGTTTAATAATTCAGCTAATTCGCTTTTATTAAATTCAGGATTTGATTCAGCCACTGCTTTGATTATCTCTTCGTTACTTGATCCCTTCATTGATTTTACTATTTCCTTCAGTTCAATATTTTCAATCATATTAATCTTGATCTTTTTGCTCATGGCTATAAAGTAATTTGATAACTTTTCTGCTTTCTTCATAATGTCTGCTTCAATCCAAGAAAAATCAATTCCTGAATGAAAGGCCCAAAGGCAATTTAAAATCAATGCAAACCTCGGAACATAGCTTTTTTGTTTTGATAACATAGACTTTACGTATTCGTTAATTTCATCTGAGTTCTGCATATCAGTTATGTTATTAAAAACCCGCTCCCATTCATTGTCCGCATTTTGAGAAAATTTAACTATCAAAGGCTCTATATCTCCAAACTTGTTAATCTTTAAAATGTGACTTCGCATTTGAGTAAAGAAATTACCTAAATAAGCCTCCCACCATTCCAAAACCTCTTGATCTATTGATTTTCTATTATACTTTTCAATTTCCTTTTCTGGGAAACTCACCAAAAGCCTATCCAAAAAACCATTGTCTTTATTTTCATTGGTATTTATTTGAGTAAAAATACCCGGTTGAATCCCTCCCAAAACAGGCATTAAAGGCGACTCTATAAAGCTACTTTTTGCTGTCTTACGTGTCAAGTTTGCAGGTTTATTTGACCAACAGGATAACCAAAACTCTAAATCAGAACCCTGCTTATACTTGTTCATATCCTTAAGCCATCCATTAAGCTCGTCTTTAAATACTGCTACTCCGATTGGATTGTCTTCATGAAGATCCGCTAAAGCCTCAACTGTCACATCGTTTACTATAAATTGAGTTCTAACAGGTTCCTTAATTTCTTCATAATCTTTTTTTTCCTTTGCACTTAAAGACATGTACTCTTTAAACTTTCTATATTCAGTTTGAAAATGTTTTATCTCAAAAGCGTTCTTTTTTTCAATCGGAAAAGAAACTGCATTTATTGAAGGTGTCTTCCCTAATCCGGCTTTACCGATCAATCCAATCCAAATATTTACTGATTCTCTCCAACCTGTTTTAACCTCTACTTTACAGGTATTCCCAATACACAAAGCCAAAACCCAAAGTAAAGTCGAACCCATGTAGTCAATTGAATGATTTAAGGTTTGCTGATTTAATATCAAGTAAGCTTGAATTTCATCTGGGAAAACATCGATAGGGAAAACCAAGTCGGATTCTTTTATTTCAGGCTTTTCAATTTGAATGTTTTTCTGCTTTCTATCTCCATACCCTTTTTTATACAGGTCACTTGCAGCATCTGAGTAGTTCCCGTTGAAATACTTCCACGCATAGCACGAAAAAGGACTTAAAGGCTTTTCATGTGGGTAAATTGTGGCCGTTGTAAAAAGATAGCATAGACCAGAATCTTTGTAAATAAATCCATGCAATGGATCTTTGCTTCCATTTTTTCTTAATACAACCCTATCAGATAAATGTCGAATAGGAGAAAATTCACCTTGAATAACGTCCAAAACATCGTGCCTTTGATTGTAGTCATCCCAAGGTGTTAAATTGGAATTTTCCTTAGGTAAGTTTTTGATTTCATGATCTTCTTGATTTTCATAGTTGAAGTATTTGCAAAGACCAATCAAAATGTTTCGCTCTTCATCGGTAATTAGAAAAATATCTTCATACTTTAAATCTCCTATTTGATTGTCATAAATAAAAATATACCCACCAATTCCCCTTGTTTCGATAATTGCTGAATTGTGATCTTTTAAAGTTGCCAGCTTTTGATTGCCTTCAATGTTTTTTGCTCGATAAATCAGATGATAACCAGAGTTAACAGTCTTATAAATAACTATCTTTTTATCAAAGTCATCAATATGATCTTTTAGGAACTCAATAAATTGATCCCAAAATACCTTTCCATCCTGAACGTTTCCAAATACCTTTAAATCAACGTCAATACATTCAACGTCCCAAAACCCGGTAATTATGCCATAGCCTACGGTATTTTCTTCATGCCTGCTTAACTCTTCTTTTGTGATCTGTACATCTTGATACTTTTTCCACTTCAAAAGAGGTCGCTTTCCTTCAGCAATAGGCATTACCGAAAAGCCTGCATTAAGCAGATTTATTGCCCTACCTAAAGTTACTTTCATATTAAATGCTTTTGATCTTCATAAATGTTTTCCAAAATGGCTATTTCTGAAATTTTCCAGTATCCAGTTTTCAGTCTTTTCTCAAGCGTTAAAATGTTAATTCCCATTTTTTCGCAAAGCCATTTTTTTGAGTGAAGGCCAATTAAAATCAGTGCTTTTTCTTTCATAATCCTAATGTAATAATCTTTTAAATATGTTAAAAACAAATATAAATAATTTTTTTTAATACTGAAAAGGTAACAGGTGGTTACACTGGGGTAACACCTACTGTTACCACCTATTTTTTATAAAAAAGTGATTTTAAATTAAATCAAGGCTGTTTTTATGTGATTTTTTTTAATGGGGGTTACAAGTACACACTGATTTAAGAATAAAAAAAAATTGAGTAACCAAATTTTATAAAATTATTTTTTCACTGTTACCTTGTTACCCCTAGCGTAAAAAAAGGCTAAAAAACTGCGTTTCTAGCCTTTAAATACATTTTTTAGGCGGTTACACTGACTGTAACCTTTGTGTAACCCCCTGTTACCCCTTTTCCCATCCAAACATAGGCGAATAAAGCCATCTGAATATTTCCTCAGCTTTCCGTGGCCCATTCAATTTGCTTTGGTAAATCACCACCTTTTTATCGGTAACTCGGGGCTTTTCTTTTGACATCACTATTTCTGATTAGTTCCTGAATTAATTCAACCGGTACGTTTACATCTTCTTTGATCTCACATGGAGTATATCCCCACTTGTACAAATGAAGAACCCTATCCAATTTATCACCAATCTGTTCTTTGACCTGTTCGAACTGGATCTCTTTACGTCTTAGACCCGCCTTGACATAGACCAGGTATTTTACCTTTTCCATATCCATATCGGTTGCTTCAGCTATTTCTCTGACCGTCTTTCCAGAATTGAACATTGCTAGAATAGTCTTTTCCATAGAGGTAGTTTTTGGCGTTCCTTTTCTTCAATTTCAGCTATACAGGTATTCAACCATCTTTGTAGCTTATAAGCCTCTGGTAGGCTTAATTCCGTGTCTATGGCTTCGGATTCATATTCACTCACAAAAACAATCCTTTCGCCTTGTACGCCTACTGTGAGGCTAGTGGCCTCGTCTTCAAATATTGCTTTCATCTGTCTGTTTGATTAGTTCTTTAAATTGTTCTTCATCTACCATTGTGTATTCACCGTTTAGGCCTTTTTCAATGATTCCTAAACGCTCCGAAAACTTATCCATATCGTGAGCTGATTCGATTAGCTTTTCCAGAATATTGACAATCCGATAGTAATTGACCTCTTCTTGTCCTGTCTTATCCTTAGAAAACATTTCATGGATTTTTTTGCTATTCCGCTCCAAATCCACTTTCAGGTTCAATAGCTTGTTCTGAACGCTTGGTACGTGTATAGGGTAGCCCTTGAACTCGGAGTACATATCAAGGCTTATTTCCTTAATTGCAGACCAAAGCAGGTATAGGTTAGCTTTTCGGGTTAGGCTCATATCGGTAACAATTTAATCCATTCTCGACAAAGTAAAACCCGTTCCTGAACTGCCTGAATAAAATCAGGATCGTAGTCAATATCGAACTCCTTTATTCTGTATTTACTGGAAATATCTGAGTAGTCAACAGTTTCATCCCAAACCAATTCATCAGGGGTATTTTGCAGCGTATATATCAGTTTACCTTTCTTTCGTCCGGTCAAGTGCATGTAAACCTGAACCTGCATCTCATATGACTTATCCGGCTCCGTGTCGAACAATGGGAACGTGAAGCAATCCCAGCTAGACTTGAACTCCAGAACTGAATCGGACAATAGGACGTCTGGTGTGCCTTGCATGAACTCATCGGAGAAATGGTCTGTATTTGGTAGGACAAAGCCTAGATTCCGTTCGTCTACATAATACTGAATTGCGTCATATTCAACATCAGTCCCTTTGGTTAGGTACTTGGATTTGATCACCTTTCGGGTATTGTATATCTGCTCCTTTACCCATTCATGAAGATAGGTTATGCAGGTTTCTGGGAGCTTAGCGTTCCTCTTTTTTTCCTGAAGAGCCTCCATATCTGCTAGCATTTTCTCAGTTAATGGTTTTGCCCTACCCATCGATGAATCAATGTGTCTAGTGAGCAACCCATCTAATTCCTTTTGTTGTAAATCAGTCAAACCAACCCGCCCCATGATCCGACTTACCAAACTTGCCCGGATTTTGAATTCTCTTAACTGCATAGTCTTTTTGCCTCCGACATCATTTTCGTGAATAATTCTTCCCTTTCTGGCCAATCCAGATAAGTGTATTGGTCTGAAACACATCCCCTTTTATGGAAATAAAATCCAATACCTTTTGTACCTGAATCATATGAAACGTTAATCCTATTTTCTATAGCGAAAACAATCGCCTCTTTAGCCATTTCTATAGCTCTTTCATCATCAAATTTCAATTGCATAGTTCCTTTTCGTTTTCAGGTGAAATAGTGTATTGTTTTTTGATCTGGTCAATCGTAACCGTTCCGGCCTTGATCGCGTTTTTGGCTCCGGTCCATTTAGGGTGCTTAGGAGTCAGTTCAAGTGAGGTCTTAACCACTCTTAACGCGTCGTGAATCTCTCCGAATGCCTTCACTTTCTCTACCGTGATCTCTATCTTACGACCTACCCAATCCTCAACGTATGGGGTGTCTAGTGATTTGTGGATGGTCTTTAGGTTGGTGCTATTCATAATCATTGGTTTTGATCCCTGAAAGTGAACGGTAACACACTCGTCTTTTCCGCCTTTCCCGTCGTGTACCATTTCTTTTTTTACATCGGAAATTGTCATAATACGGTTTTTGAAATTTCCGTTTTCGTCTGCAAGATCCCAGCTCCCTAGGTAGTCTGGGTTCCGAAGCTTTTTGAAGTGAGTCTTAGCCATCAGTTCGCCAGTTTTTCAAGTTCCAAACTAACTTTCAGGAATGCGTTTTTGAACTCAGTTTCGGAAATAGGTTCAAAACCATATGCGCTAAGAATAGCTGAATGATAGCTAATCTTTTCCTGTCTGATTTCAGGGAATAAACCTAGGCTAGGTTCATTGTAGTCTTTGACATACAAAAGGCTCTGATCGTCTAGGATCATGTAATATGAATCCTTTGTGGATTTGCACTTGAAATACTTTGGGAGTTCAATGTCCCGTGTGACTGATTCTGTTACTGTGATTTTCATATCTGTTTTGTTTAAGTTTATGTAAATGTAGATAATTAGGTTTTAACTTCCAAATTTGGAAGCGAAATATTTTGATATTTTTTGAGATTAGGCCGTTTTGATAGAATGAATTGCGTTAATAAACAAGTTATGCCCTATTTTACCCAACGTTCCCACACTTCGAGAATTTTGAGTAAACGAGCAACTTTTTTTTCATACTTTTTAGGTATGTGATTAGGTCTTATGTTTTGACCATTGCCCGACAATTTGCGGCTTAATTCGTGCCAGTTGATTAATTCTTCCATTAGAAAATAGCTATTTCGTTTTTAGTAGTATAACCATCAAATCCCAAAGATTTCAACTCTGCAACCAACTCGTTTTGTCTTGCAAAATCAGATAATGGCTGAAATTCATTTGCAAAAAGGTTAGAAATCAATTCTTGCTCTCTGTTTTTCAATTGGTCTATTTGATTTGCCCACATTTTACGCTCGCTTGCTTTTTTTGCATTATTCATAAAACGAGTGTAGTCTCTCATTTGCGCTCCTATTTCAGAAGCGATGTAGTTGTTGTATGTGGAAAGTGATTTGAAATTTTGAGCCATATCAAAAAGATTTACACTTTCAATTTCTACCACTTCCAAAGAGCATTCAGCAATTACATCACCCGCATCTGAATAAATGAATTTGTAATTGTCAGCATAAGGCATATTTGAAGCGTAAAATT